TTTAAAAGAACTTGATAAAAAAGTTGAAGATTTAATGATAGTGGATAGAGAATTTAAAAAAAGAGGTATGTCTGGTTATTATAAAATTGATGATTCAGAATTAATTTCTTATTTAGAAAAAAAAGGACTTGATGTTGGTCAGGCTGAGAGAGTAGATATTCCTGGTGTAGGGAAACAAAAAATACAAGGAGACATTTTATTTGGTACAGGTGAATCACCAAGTCCTAAATTTTTATTAGATTACTTAACAAATCATTTTGATGAAATGATAAAAGATCCTGACAAAATAAAATTTTTTTTAGGAACGCAAGGTCAAAAAAAGTTGGATGAAAGTTATATAGGTGTCACTACTCCAATTAAAAAAGGAGTGCCTTACATGAACTTAAAGAAACCTGAAATGTCAACGTTTAACAAAGGTGGTCCTGTCCGTATGGCCATGGGCGGTGATCCGTTGCAAAACATCAATCAACAACAGTTCTCACCCGACCCTGCAATAGACCAAGACTACTTTCAAGAAGCCGTGGATTCAGGTAATTTACAAGCAGCCAATTTATTAAATCTCTTTAAAGTTTTCAAAAAACCTAAAGCGATGGCAACACCATCCAATGTCAAACAAGTAGAACAAGCAAGAGATCCTATACCAGCACCAACAGGCTCGCAGGAGATTGCACCGTTGCCTGCCGGAAGACAAGATTTCTTTTTCAAATCATATTTTCTCGATCAACTAAATAGTCAAAATGCACCAAAGGCTTCGACACCTCAGGGTTGGAGAGAGTTCTTAATTAAAGGAAGAAAAGTTCCTGAAGCAGAAATGATGGATACAGGAATTTCGCAATATCTAGAAGATACTGAAAAGTTCTACCCTAATAAAAAAATTACAAAAGAAGAGTTAGAAAATTTATACGACATGTCACCCTTAGGTAACTTAGAAGTTCGTGTGAAAGATTCTAGACGTATTATAGAAGTGGATGATGTTCCTGCGGAAGAAAATACAAGAGACTTTTTAGATTACAATGCAGATCAAGGAAGAGCAAAACATAAAGGTGCAGGTAGTGCTAAAATTGATGAAGCTGCAGATGAGTATTTTGAAGTCGTAGTTAACGTCCCTCAACTACCCGGTCAAGAAAAAGTTTTTGTTAATTCAGGACATTTTTCAGAACCGAACGTTTTAGGTTTCACTCGTGTAGGAACATACAAGAACGCTGACAATCAAACAGTGGCGGTCATTCAAGAAATGCAAACTGATATGCTAACCGAAGTTCGTAAAGAACAAGAACGTTTGTTTGCAATGGTTAATGCACTGAAAAGACAACGTGCCGATTTAGTTAATCAAGTAGAAATGGCTCGAAACTTGGGTCCCGGAAACGTTGACTATGCCACAAATAAATTAAGACAATTTGATCAAAAATATCCAGAGAGTCTATTAAATGATTTAGCACAAGATAATTTAATTCAACCTTTCCCTAATATCGTTGCGAAAGAATTAATTCCAGAAAAAACACGCAACCTAAATGCAATACAAGATGATATTAACAAACTAAGCATGGCAAACGTTGAGCAATACGCAGACCCTGCTTATAAGACTAAGATTTTTGATTTAGCACAAGAGCAAACAAAAATTCTGGATGACTTAATGTCCATGAATCGAAGTTCGAATTATCAAGAAAAGCTAAAAGATTTTAAAGTACCCTCTACATCCAACCGAGAGGAATTACAACGAATTGGAGAGGTAGATACTTATCTACCAAGTGATTATAATATGAAAAAATTAGAATCGTTTCCTCCCATACCTTTTAATAAACAAGCAGACTATGTAGATCTATTAATTAAATCAACAATCAAAGCAGCAAAACAAAAAGGTATTGATCGAGTGGCTATCATGCCTGCTGATATAGGTGCTAACCCTCGTTGGGGTAAGAGTTCGGATGAAGCGAAAAAGAAGTTTCAAAACTTGTATGACAAAGTGGGTGTTCAACAATTAAAGAACATTGCAAAAAAGTATGATGGTACATTAAATGTAGAAAAGATTATTGATCCCAGTAAAACTAATCGTGGTTTAACATTCCTTAATAAAAGTCCAGACGGAGAGTTTCAGTTTTTAAAACAAACAGAAACTAAAAAAAATGTATCGGATGCTGAAAGAGATGCTTTTTATGATACGGAAATAACTAGAATTGCAAGTGGAGTAAATGAACCAGGCACAATAGTTTTGACTAGAGAAATTGCACCAGGTCAAATGATGGATTACTACCTTGTAGAAGGTCGTGGAGATGCCACGGATGTAGGATATCGTATGATACCTTTAAAAGAAGGTGAAAGTGCAGATGATGCACTTATAAAGATTGTGGAATATAATCCTAGCGCAATTGATATGTATACTATATCATTTGATCCTTCCAAATTGGAAGAACCAATGTACTTATTTAAGAAAAAATCAGGTGGAACTATTGATAAAGATAGTTTAGTTTCTATAACAGATATATACGGCGAATATGGTAGATAAATTTAACAGCTCATCACGTGATCCAAGCGACATTAATGATGCAAAAGCAATTGGTCCTGGAGGTGATGATAAAATTGATATTGAAGAAGTAGGTAGTCAAATAGAGGTGAATCTATCTCCTGATCAAATAGAAGATAGTGTAGAAATAATTGAAGATGGTTCAGCGATAGTTGGTGATGTAGACATACCAGAAGAATCAGGATTCAATTCAAACTTAGCAGAAATTTTAGATGAAGGGTATTTACAATCTCTTTCTAATGACCTTATGGATAAAGTCGAAAATGACAGATCCTCTAGAGAAGATTGGGAAACTGCTTATACCAAAGGTTTAGATTTATTAGGTTTCAAATATGAAGAACGCACCAGACCATTCAGAGGTGCTGCAAGTGTTAATCATCCTGTCCTAGCTCAAGCTGTCACACAATTCCAAGCGATGGCTTATGTTGAATTATTACCTAGTGATGGTCCTGTTAGAACTCAAGTTGTTGGTGCAAACAATGAACAACTTCAATTAGCAGCAGAGCGTGTAAAAGAATATATGAATTATGAGATTACTCATGTCATGGAAGATTATAATCCTGAAATGGATCAATTGTTATTTCAATTACCTTTATCAGGAAGTGCATTTAAAAAAGTTTATTATGATGAAGTTCAAGGTAGAGCTACATCAAAGTTCATTCCTGCAGAAGATATTATTGTTCCTTACGGAGCATCAGATTTAGACAGCTGTGATCGAATTTCACAAATTGTAAAAATGTCTATGAACGATTTGAGAAAGAAACAAGTTTCTGGATTCTATCGTGACGTAGATTTACAAGCATATGATGGTGATGATGAGTCAGGTCTTCAAGAAAAAATGGATAGAATAGATGGCGTAAATCCAAATAGCTATCAAATGGATGACATGTCGGAATTATATGAAATGCATGTTGGTTTAGATTTGGAAGGTTTTGAAGATTTAAACCCAAAGGATGGTGAACCTAGTGGAATTAAATTACCTTATGTCGTTACTATAGATAGATCGTCAAATAAAGTTTTATCTATATATAGAAATTATGTTGAAGGAGATCCACTAAAAAGAAAAAATGAATATTTTGTTCACTACAAGTTTTTACCTGGACTAGGTTTTTACGGGTTTGGTTTAATTCACATGATTGGTGGTTTGACAAGAACTGCCACAACAGCATTAAGACAACTATTAGATGCAGGTACTTTGTCTAATCTACCGGCAGGTTATAAGTCACGTGGTTTAAGAATACGTGATGATGATCAACCATTACAACCTGGTGAGTTTAGAGATGTTGATGCACCTAATGGAATTATTCGTGAAGCATTAATGCCATTACCTTACAAAGGTCCTGATCAAGTTCTTATGCAACTACTAGGCTTCTGTGTGGATGCTGCAAAACAATTTGCAACTGTTGCAGATATGCAAACATCTGAAATAGGTAAATCACAAACTCCTGTGGGTACCACCATGGCTCTTATGGAACGTGGCACAAAAGTTATGTCTGCTGTTCACAAAAGATTACACTTTGCTCAAAAGAAAGAATTTAAGTTATTAGCTAAAATTTTTAAAGTAGCTCTTCCACCCGTATATCCTTTTAATGTTCAAGGCGGACCTAGACAAATTAAGGCTCTCGATTTTGATGACAACATAGATATATTACCTGTATCAGATCCAAATATTTTCTCAATGTCACAACGTGTGACGTTAGCACAAAACCAATTACAACTTGCTCAGAGTAATCCTCAGATGCATAATTTACGAGAAGCTTACAGAAGAATGTATATAGCTTTAGGTATTAAAGATATTGAACAAATACTTCCAATACCACCACAACCTCAACCACAAGATCCAGCTATGGAACATAGTGTTGTTTTACGTGGTGCTCCTTTACAAGCTTTTCCAGAACAAAATCATGAACTTCACATTAAAGCACACAGAACATTTATGTCATCTGTTTTAGTGAAAGCTAATCCAATGGCAGTTATGAATTTAGTTTCTCACATCATGCAACACACTTCTTTACTTGCTACACAAACTGTTGATCAAGCAATGGTAGAAGAAGCGGAAAAATTACGTCAACAATTTGGTGAACAAGTACCACCAGAGGCTTTACAAGCATTACAAGCTCAAAGAGCAACTGCAATAGATAATGAAATTGTAAAAATTACAGAACAAATGGTTACGGAAGAACAGGAATCTATGCAGGATCAAAACATGGATCCTCTTGTTTTACTCAAACAACAAGAGTTAGCTTTAAAACAGTCTGAAATGGAGATGCAAGCTCAACTAAAAGGTGAAAATCAAGCATTAAAAGAGAATCAATTTGATTATAAGCAAACTTTTGACGCTAAAAAATTACAAAAAGACTATGACTTAGCTAATTTACGTGCAGATGTAGCAATACAACGTCAAAATCAACCAAATAGAGGTCAAAATGATTAGTTTATTGGCTGGTCCAATAGCTGGAATGGTTAAAGACGCTGTTACTGGCTTTGTAGAGACTAAAAAGGCAAAAGCAGATCTTGCTTTGACTGAAATTAAGGCACAGAAGAGTTTAAAAGAGCAACAAATTGCTGGAAAAATTAGCTGGGAGGCTACTGCAGTTGACCAAATGAAAGGGTCATGGAAAGATGAACTAATTTTAATATGCCTGTTGGTTCCAGCGGTGGCAGTATTTATTCCTGGTTGGACCCCACATATTAAAGCTGGGTTTGAGGCACTACACTCACTTCCTGATTACTATAAGCACCTCTTATATATCGCCTGTTCGGCGAGCTTTGGTATTAAGGGAGCAAAAGGTGCAATGGGTTTAATAACTAAAAAGAAATGACAACAAAATGTGTAAAATGCGATTGCATTTGTCACTGTTGTTCAACTTGTATGTGTGAATGCACAATATGCGAACATGAAGAAACAGAAACTAACAACAACAGTTCCTCCTAAAAAAGGACCAACACCACAAGGGTTGAAAATTAATTATAAAAAGATACAAATAGTTAAGACAAACAAATAAGGATATTCTTAACTATGAAACACACCTATTTTACGATACCTGGGTGGTTCAATTACTCTGAAACTTACGACATCGTTGTAGATCAAATAGCCCATGATGGTGTCATTGTAGAAATTGGATCTTTTCTAGGTAGATCGACACACTATCTTGCAACCGCTCTTTACAATGCGGGAAAAGAAGATGTTAAAATATATTGCGTTGATACTTTTGAAGGTTCAACAGAACACGCTAGTATAAAACTACCAAAAGACTTCTCATCAATATTCAAAGATAATTTACAATTTTTTATTGGTAGAAATATGGTTATACCTTGTCAAGGTAGATCGGATTCTGAAGAAATTTTAAATCAGTTTAAAGACGAATCTGTTGATTATATTATGGTTGATGGTGCACATGAATATGACGCTGTCGAAGATGATATTATTAACTGGTGGCCTAAACTTAAACCAACGGGTGTTATGGTTGGTGATGACTATGCTCTTAATTCAGTAGCTGAAGCAGTAAAATCAGGCTTAGGTAAAATGCAAAGGAATAATTATGGAGTTAATCAAGGTCATGAACAAACATGGCATTGTGCTAAAGATGGACAAAACAAAGTTTTTGAAAAAAGAATACCAGGAGTTAATGCTTACGTATGAGCATCTTTGTAATTCATAATATTCAAAAAGAACTAAAAACACTCAAAGAACAACTTCATGAACATTTGACACAAGGGGTTGAAAACTTTGAAGATTACAAGTATATTCAAGGAAAGATACATATGCTTGACATATGCCAACAGGAAATCTCTCGCCTGCTGGATCAAGAGGAGAAAATAGATGACTAAGACTTTATACGTTCCAGAGGACGTTTTAAAAAAAATAAAAAACCCAAATGAGGGTGTAAACCCTGATCGAAAAGAACTAGAAAAACTTCCCCAGCCAGTCGGTTGGAGAATTTTAGTTTTACCTTTCAAAGCAAAAGAAAAAACTAAAGGTGGGGTTATTCTCACAGATAAAACTTTAGAGGATTCTCAATTAACAGCATCGGTTGCATTAGTATTAGCTACTGGCTCTGATGCATATAAAGATAAAGAAAAGTTTCCTAATGGTCCTTGGTGTAAACAAGGCGATTGGGTTGTGTTTGGCAGATACGCAGGATCAAGACTAAAGATAGAAGGTGGAGAAGTTAGGTTACTTAACGATGACGAAATACTCGGCACAGTTGAGTCACCTGAAGATGTATTAACAATTATATAACATGGGAGGTAAACCATGCAAACAGAGATAAACACTGTAAAAGACGAAAAGCTCGTAGATCTGGACACATCAGGCGAAGGAGCAGAAATCGAACTTGAGGATAAATCTCACGGCGCTGTAAGTCCCGATAAATACGAAGATGTAAAGACTGAAGAAAAAGATCCTTTAACACCTAAGGTTGAAGCTCCAGAACAACAATCAGAGGAGATGGATCAATACTCTGATAAAGTTAAAAAGAGAATTGATAAACTTACATATAAAGCAAGAGAGGCTGAAAGAGAACGTGAAGCTGCATTACAATATGCTCAGAACGTTCAAAAAGAATTAGCTGAAGTGCGAATGAAAACACATGAAGTTGATAAAGGCTACATGTCAGAAAGTGAAGTTCGCAACAGAATGGCTTCCGATCTTGCTCGTGCAAATCTTATTACTGCTAGAGAGCAAGGTGATTTCACAAAAGAAGAAGAAGCTAGACAAGCTCTTACAAAACTTGATCTTGAAGCTGAAAGAATACGAGTAACTAAATCTAAAAAGGAGCAAGAATATGAAGAGTTCCAAAAGAAAATGGAGCAAGAACAGCAAACCAATATACAACCCGCATCTCAAAGACCACAGCCTTCACAAAAAGCTCTGGCGTGGGCTGAAAAGAATACTTGGTTTAGATCTGACGAAGAAATGACAGATTATGCTCAAAGAATTCATAGAGGTTTAGTAGCGGAAGGATTTGACACAGAATCAGATGATTACTATAATGAATTAACTGTAAGAGTTAAAAACAAGTTTCCAGAATCTTTTCAAGATTCGGATCAGGCTACCAGAAGCAACAAAATCGCCCAACCCGTTGCCTCTGCATCAAGGTCTGCAACCAGTGGGCGCAAATCTGTTAGGTTAACTCCTAGTCAGGTAAAAATAGCAAATAAGCTT